AATCTTAAATGAAAATAACTCAAGTGTGTGTGGGTGGCTCAAGATATACATTCTTGGTAGTCCTCCTCTGTGGGGATAAACCCTTCCATCTCTTCGCATTGAATCTGAGTATCGAAATCGTCGTACATTAAAATGGGCATGCGTTTGATTCCTCTGTTACAGTGTTTGCTGTTATATTATGAAGGTCAACATCTGCATCAACCTTGTCATACAAGTCCATGAAACCTTGCTTGGTGTCATCATCGAATCGAGCGAGGCACATTGCGAGTGCTTTGGGTTTATTACCACCAAAGATTGCGAGTGCTTTCACGATGTCCACGAGGCGACGAGTCGAGATGATTTCATCAACTCCACCTTCATAGAATGACTTGCGGATGATACCTGCCCATTTGGTTAGGTGCTTTGCGAAGTCAGTATCGTCGATATCAACTGCTTCCATCGCTTTGCGAAGGATTTTTTCCTCAGTGTTTTGAGGAGCATATTCTTGCTCAAGTGTTACAGGGAATCGGTCAAGGAATGCTTCGTTCATAACGCTAGTACCGATGAAGCGACCATCATCGCTACCTTTACCTTTAGTATTAGCAGTTGCGAACACTGTGAAACCGGCTGCAGGTGTTACCCATTCACCGATTTTCTTAAGGAAAACACCTTTACCTTCAAGGACAGGTTGCAAGCACATTACATTGTGTGATGCAAGGTCAACTTCGTCAAGAAGAAGGACACCACCATTTTTCATAGCGGAAACAACTGGGCCGTCTTGCCACACTGTGTTACCGTTGATTAAGCGGAATCCACCTAGTAGGTCATCTTCGTCAGTTTGTTTAGTGATATTCACACGATAACAGTCACGTTTCGCTTTAGCACATACTTGCTCAATCATGGTAGTCTTACCATTACCTGAAAGACCAGTCACAAAGCAAGGGTAAAAAATTCGTGCTTTCACGATTTGTGCAACATCTTTGAAGTTACCCCATGGAACATATGTGCTGATTTTTTCAGGAATGAGAGTATCTCGTTCACCACCAGTCATACCCATAATCATCGATGCGGTAGTGAGAACAGGTTGCTCAACCGCACCCTGCACAACTTCGGGACCACGCTCAATGCGATTTTCCACCTGTTGTACAGGAGCGGGAGCAACTTCTGAATTAGGAGCGACATAACCCAACTCATGCATTGCAAAAACATTTCTATCGCTAGTGCGACGAGTTTTGTCGTGGGTAATCCATGATGGGATTACATTATAAATCCCTGTTGAAGCACAAAGGTCAAGCAAGTCTTGACGAGTTACTTCTGCACCCATACCTGCGGTACGCATTGCTTCAAGGAAGTCATTTTTTCGTTGGATTGTTTTGTTAGTAGCCATTTTTCGAATATCTCCTATATGATTCGAGGTGTTGTTTCCAATGTGTATTATACCATGCCGAGAGGCTTCTGTCAATCCACGCATAAAATACCCCACTGACAATACATTGTCAGTGTCAACCTTCTAGATATTGCCGTTAGGGGTTTATGGTGTCAGGCTATATACGAGAGTTTCTCCTTTGGTTTCCCTTGCACCTTTTTGGGTTCAGAACCCTCTGGGTCGCCACAATATTCGCCTGTACAAGGGAGATATATTCCTGCCCCTCTCATGCCGATACCCCCTTCTCGATATCAGGAAAGGGGTATCTTGATAGTTTAGGACCGTTTTAATAAATACCATATGGATGTTACCCCGATTGAGCGTTATAACAATATTTTCTACAAGCGGGATGACCTTTATACCCCTTTTGGAAGCGACAATGTAAACGGTGGTAAAGTTAGACAGGCTGTTCAACTCTTCGATGAAATCCACGATGACATTAGAGATAACCACAATGGTGGAGTAGTTACTGCAAGTTCTGTGCACAGCCCTCAATCAGCAATCATTGCAAAGGTTGCACAGGAACATGGATTCAAATGCATTATTGCGGTAGGTGGGACTAAACCCGACACCCTATACAACCACCATATTATGAGGTTGAGCAAATTCTATGGTGCTGATATCCAAATTGTTGCGGGTCATGGTATGACATCAGCGATAGATGCAGGTGCTAAAAAGAAAATCATCGCACTTAACGGATACAAACTGATTAAATTTGCTATCTCTCTTGAGTCAAATCCAGAGGCAATCTTTGACGGTGTAACCGACCAAGTTGCAAACATACCTGACGAGTTGGACAACTTGGTAGTTCCAGTTGGAAGTGGCATCCAATTTGCGGGTATCATTCGTGGGTTGAAAAAATACAACAAAAAAGTAAAACGGATTGTGGGTGTTGCGTTTTGTGATAGGACAAAGAGCATTAACGCACATTTAGATAGGTTCAAGTATGAAAAATTCCCTGAGGAAGTCATAGATTTTGACGATTACGAGATTGTTTTGACCAAATATCCATATTCAAAATCTGTATGGGAAAGTTTTGATGGTGTGGTCTTAGACGACATTTATGAAGGTAAAGCACATAAATGGATGAGAGAAAACATCGACACAGAAAAAGAAAAAACATGTTTTTGGATAGTGGGTAGAAGGTTTACAAAGGAAGAAGTGGATAAACTAACGGCGCCCGAAAGTGCCGCGGCTTATAAATAATTATGTGTTAGGAACAACTAAATATCTCTCAGTTCTTTTGTTATGTCTACTAGGATGTGTCAAAACATCCGATTTAGTTTCCTCTCCCGCACTACCAGAAACAAACAACACTGTTACTTCTGTTGATACTATTGATGACCCAATGTCAGAATGGTTCAACAGGGTAACGCAAGGCGACGATGAGCCGTATAAATCGGTTTGCAGTTTACATGATTCGGATGGTAATTTAATCGGTAGCGGAACACTTATTCGGCCCAATGTAGTTCTAACGGCAGGTCATTGTATAGATGATGATTCAATCGCTTCGGTAGACTTTGGTGATGAAACAATTGCTGTCCGAAAGATGGTGTTGCATCCCCATTACAGCAGTGCATTGGGTCGAGTAACTAATGATATAGGACTCATCTTTCTTGAGTGTGATTCAAAATATCAACCTGCAAAAATGGGTTGTACTGAATGGATGGAACGACACCAACCAATAACAACCGTTGGTTTTTCATTCGGTTATAAAAAATACAGCAAGTTTGGTGTATTCAGATATTTTGGTACAGTAATAGAACAACCAAAAGTAATGAAATTTATCCCAAGACCTGTATCAGTTTGGTTTGGTGATAGCGGTGGTGGGGTTTTTACTGAGTTTGGTGATAGTGAGTACTTAGTTGGTGTTATAAGCACGTTTACTATATTAGAAAATTATAAGGGTTATGGCGAGGTAACAGAGTGTTCAGCAGTTATTGTCGCTAAACATTTAGACTGGATAGAAATGGAGATATTGAATGAAGAGATGGAACAGAGTTATTAAGTTATTAAGGATGGAAGGTAGTGTTACAAAGCGTATTGGGACTGGCGTTGTTATTGTTGTTGGTTTTTATGCCGGACTTTGGTTCGGGCGACTCCTCTTGACAATTTAAACTATGTCTAATAAATAAAGTATGCGGATAGCCGGCATAGATTACAGTATGACATCACCTGCGGTGTGTACTCACACTGGTAAAAGGTGGGACTTTCGCAATTGCGGGTTTTACTATTTAACATCTGTTAAGAAACTTGCGAAAAAATTCGGTGAACATGGTGAATTCCATGGAGCACTGCAACCCAAAAAACATAAATCAGACGAAGAACGCTTTGAGATGATATCTCATTGGGCGATTCAACATTGTTTCAAGTTCGATTTTGTAGCAATTGAGGGATACGCATTCAACGCAACTGGTCGTGTGTTCCAAGTTGCAGAAAATACAGGTTTATTAAAACATAAACTTTGGGAATCAAATACACCCTTCGATGTCTACTCTCCATCAGTGGTTAAAAAGTTTGCTACTGGTAAAGGGAATGCGACCAAAGAAGATATGTACGATGCTTGGTTGAAAGAAACTGGTATCGACCTAAAAGAAATAATGATTCCAAATAGAGAAAAAGTAGGTAACCCAGTGACTGATATTGTGGATTCCTACTTCATCTGTAAGTATTATTATTTTTCAACTTAATTTTACATCTTGTTTGGAAACGGTGTGCCGCTATATGGGTTTTCGGGTCTACCAGAACCCAATGGATATACTGTGGGTTTGTCTGTATTTAAGTCTTTACCTTTCGCGATTGCCATGGCCAATATCAATGGTAGTTGCGGCATTAACCAACTCCCTATTGTCCATGCCACCAGATACTTATAGTATTCACCGTCGCCGCCTCCCTTTGTTTCATTCAACACCATCATTGCTTCGGTTAGTTGTTTATCAGTAATAGGATGTTGATTGGATTCGAAAACTGAGTCCTCACCTGCGACAGACCTGAGAGCCTTTTCAGAGGCTGCTCTTTCCTCTGCAGGACTCAACCTCGGTACTGGCCAATACTCTCCAGTGTCTGGATTCCAGATTGGTCGGTCCACACCAAATGCATTTTCCCAGTCCATAAGGGTGTGCAAGTGTTTAATTAATTCAGCCAGTGCCCACATGTCGGTATTTTCATACAGATTACGAACTTCATCCAATTCAACGGATTCGTTGAAGGTATTCAACATTTTACCATCTTTACTTTCAATACCGATTGTTGCAAGGGGATGGGCATCAAACATATCATTTACTTCAATGGGAAGAAGTTTTACCAGTTTGATTGGTTTCGTTTGAGAAACTACCTTACCCCTTCTTACTGCAACAACTACGAATGGCCCCTGCGAATCACGAAGGCCTTTCATAATTTTTGAATATCCGATTTTTGGATGTTGTGGACGTTTTTCTGTAAGTATTTCATTGATATTCTCACCAGACATCATTCGTCTGATTGAATCAACTAAACTTTGGAATTTTTTATCTTCGTTTGAATTTAACATACGTGGTCTTTCATTATACACCCCAGTCTGGAACTGGTCCCCCCTCAGGATCGATTGTCGGTGTCCGTGGAGGGATTTCAAGTTCTGGCTTTACGTCTTCTTCTTCGTCGGGAGCACAGGCTGGGTCATTTGGATGAGATTCACAAAATTCTTCTTCAGTTTCACACCACTGCAATCCCATTTCGCAAGCGAGGTCATTTGCCGCCCGACATGCGCCTGCAATACCCTGATCACACTGAGCGTTCAATAATTGCAGTTCTCTTTCTCGGTTAATACGATCGGTAATAACATTTCCAATTATCGGTGCAAACGTTTTGATTATAGTCCAATAGTCTG